CCGAGAAAAAGGTGGCGCAGAAGATGTTCTCGTCGCCTACGTTAAGCAAGTAGCAGGTGTACGCACTCCGCATATAGAGAGCAACCATAAACTAACCTCTTCAATAGAAGATTTCTAATAAGCCCTCTAGACCGCAAAGTTTCAAGCTATATCTTAATAACAATAGCGGTGTATTCACTTATCTGTAGACGGCCTTATCTGTCGCAACCTAAATTTATAATCATAAGCCATTCTAATCAAATGTTATATTGAGCTTTTCTTTCTTCATCAGAACCTTCTTTTTCATAAGAAGATCCTTTTCACAGAAAAAGCTTGCACGGTGTATTATCATAATTTCTAATTAAGAAAAAATATGGGGGGAGGATTATAATCCCCCTTAACTTTTACGCACTACAGCTATATTATTTTATTAGCTTAATCAAAAAGAAATGCCTAAGTTGAGGAATATGAAACATATGGAAAACCCAAAGTTATTTATTTCTTATAGTTGGTCTAACCCCGCTCACGAACAGTGGGTTGTCGATTTAGCTAGCGAGTTAACCGAGTCAGGTATCCACGTCATTCTTGATAAATGGGATCTCAAAGAGGGACACGATTCTGTAGCTTTCATGGAGAAGATGGTTACTGATCCGAAAATTACTAAAGTCGCTATTATATGCGACGAATTGTATGCATCGAAGGCTGATGGCCGCGCTGGCGGTGTCGGCACAGAAACCCAAATAATCTCTAAAGAGGTATATGAAAATCAAGAGCAAGGAAAATTTGTAGCAATTATTTCAGAAAAAGATGCTCAAGGAAAAGCTTATTTGCCGACTTATTATAAATCTCGTATATATATTGACTTAAGCGAACCTGACAATTACACAGACAATTTTGAAAAACTATTGCGTTGGGTATACGACAAGCCATTACATATTCGTCCTGAGATAGGAAGTCGCCCATCGTTTTTGAGCGAATCAGATAGCATTTCACTTGGCACTACATCATTATACAAAAGAGCTGCTTCAGCTATTAAGGAAAATAAATCTTTCGCTTCAGGAGCGCTGGATGAATTCCTACAGACTTTCGTACAAAATCTCGAGAAGTTTAGAATTAGCGAAAAAATTGGTGAGTTTGATGAACAAGTTATAGATAACATTGAAAAATTCATACCTTTTAGAAATGAACTAATCACCTTATTCATATCGATTGCTCAATATGCACCTACGGAAGATAATATTCTTAAAGTGCATCGTTTCTTAGAGGGACTAATCCCATATATTGATAGACCAAAAAATGCCGTCAGTTGGAAAGAATGGGACTTCGATAATTTTAAATTTATTATTCATGAAATATTCCTTTATGCTATTGCTATATTCATTAAAAATGAAAGATTCAATGCAGTTAACTCCTTATTAACACAACAATATTATGCCCCTGAGTTATCAGACTATAGAAATGAAACAATGGTTGGCTATGATGTATTCAGACAATACCTCAAATCATTGGAATATAGAAACAACAGATTGAAATTAAACCGACTATCTCTTCATGCAGACTTACTTGAACAAAGAAGTAAAAGCTCAGGAGTTGAGTTCCGTTATTTAATGCAGGCTGATTTCGTTCTTTTCTTACGGTATGATATAAATAAACAGGATTATTATAAGCGTTGGTTCCCGGTAACTTTATTATATATTGGCCGATTTAATAGTGCATTCGAAGTATTTTCTCGCTCGTCCTCAAAAGCTTATTTTGATAAAGCAAAATGCATTCTAGGGATAGATGAGCCCTCAGATCTTAATGAGGTTATGCAAAAGTATGCAAATGACTCAAGTAGCCTACCGCGATGGCAGTTCGAATCGTTTTCCCCATCAGTACTCATTGGCCTTGAAAAGCTAGCTACAACCCCGTGAATATTTGAAAAACGATCTAACAAATTGCGTTCTGATATTTTTTCAGAACGCGTTTTTATTGCTTATTTCTCTTTAATGTAATGATCTTAGACAAGCGCAGGAGTTACCCCAACAGCTAATAGTAATATTTACTTTTACGCTTCACCCTTTAAAATATCAAGCACCCACGCAATCAAAAAAGCAAGAATGAAGAACCCTACAAACCCAGCCATTTTCAGCCAGCCATCCAAAACAAATAGGCTACCAAAAGCAGCAAAGGAACAAATACAGG